GGTTACGCAAGCGAACCATCTTTGGCTCGTCTTGGTGCAAGATCGATAGCTTGAGCAATCCACGGAACAGATCGGTCATGCCGGTCTCCGCAAAGATGCGAGCAATCAACTCCAAGTGCTGACGTGCCGCTGTCACGGTTGCCGCAACTGCTGTCTTCGTTGTTGACTGAAGCGCATCAGCATCTAACCCTGCCGCCGCTTTGTTGATGCCTGTCCGAGCCTGCTTTACTTCATCCATGTACGCCATCATCGGGAACGCTTGTTGTCCGACAAACGGCTGTGAGAATGACTGAACCATGTTTGGAGCGCGCATACGGATGATGCCGCCCACTTCAGAGTTCAGCACATCTTCCAAGTTCGCCTGACCCTCAACAACCGCCATCCGTGGATGGATCGATTGCGCCAGTGAGTCCAACTGATTACGGAGGATATGCGATTTAATGTTCTGGATATCCATCGTGATGTCGGCTAACGACTGACCAAAGAACGTGTGTGGCTCTGGATCAGGGCAGAAGGCCGCAAACGGAATGTGATCGAATGGCTCGTGATGCACAACCTTGTGCGAGTCGCCCATACAGCACACCTTACGCAATTCCGCGATACCGTCGCCATCGTAATCTGCTTTGACGTACGCTTCGATGTACAGAACGCGCTTGTTCGAGTCATCCTTCGCGACGTAGTTCTTCAGTGTCGCAACTGGGTTTCGATTGTAGTATTCGCTGTTGGTATCGAACTGGAAGTCTTCTCCCGCGTTCTCCATCACCATGTCAAAGTCATAACCCATCGCGACCAACTCGGAAACGGTCGCCATTTTACGATGCGCGACAATCGTTGCGTCGTGGATCGACTTCGCACGACGGTCGATCAAGAACTCTTCTGGGGGTAGCGCCTCGCACTTGATCCGCCCTTTCTTTGTGCGTCGCTTTAGCTCGACGTCATACGACATCGGTTGATCCATGATTGGCTCTTGAATCACGTTACCCATTTCATCCATGACAGCCGGTTGAACCAAAATTGGTTCGCCGATTGGAGTCGCCTTCACCGCTGATGCTTCAACGTCTTCCTCTTCAAGAAGTAGCATCATCGCTTCGCGTGTTAGGTCTGTGTAATTCTCTGTTGATACTTCGACCGCATCGTCGTAATAGAACTTAATCACGCCTGCTTTACGAACCAATGCATCCTTGAAGACCTCGTAAAGAATCTTGAACCCTTGGTTCTCCTGCATAAAGATGTGGTTGATGTAGTCCGTGGCTTGCTCTGCCATCGCAACGTCTTCAGCGCCGTGTGGCATAAACTCAACAACTTTTTCGCCGGACGTGAACACTTTCATCAATGAAGGAAGAATTGACTGTACGGTGTCACGCACATCCATTGAGACAACAGCGGATCGACCTTCTTCTTCGTCGCCGAACGGTTCGCCTCTGTAATACTGAGATGCGATATTACGCTCTACCGAGATCGTGTTGTCGATGTAGTCAATCGCGTCGTCGATTTCAGAAGTAATGATGCCGTTGAACTCGTCATCACTCATCTCGTTCGGAACGTCGATCTCGATGCCCATGTCCTTCATCGACTCCAGAGCCGCGTCAATCGCTGACCCGTGCTTGTCGTCCTGATCGTATTCGTTGTATTGATCCATTACTTCTTGATCTCCAGAAGACTAACCGGCTGAGGATAGAATACCAGACCGGCGCGTTGCCCTTCTAATAATCCGCCTTCATAACCTGTGTAACCGTAATCCTTGATTAACTGTTCCTGTATGTTACGACGATCAACGTAAGATGGCAGATTCTTTGTTGATCTAACCAATGGTGTAAATCCCATTGGGTCTTCGTTCAGGTCGTACATATTCTCAAGCGTTGTTCCGTAACGATATGGACGCTGACGAATATTATCCGCTGACTCCCCGACGACTTCGCTTGGTTCGCCAAGATAGAAATACGTTCTGTTACGGATGTCGCTATTAGGCTCAATCCGGTTGTACTCCACGCCTCTGGCTCCAGAACCGTAAGCGGATGGGTCGGTCACATATGTTTGACCAACCTCTTTGCCAATCGTCCCCTTCCTGCTTAAATGCGCCGCAGGGGTCGAGAAGCTCGTTCCTTCTTTCGGGGTAATCAGTGGGCGGATGTCGTCGAGCAATCCGCTTTGTCCATATGGATTACTGTACATTGGATCCGTGTAATCGGGCGGCAACAACACCGCGTTCTGTGGAGCATACTGAAATTCGTTGTCGTAAATCTCAGCGATCTCTTCTTTGATCTCGGCCTTCCGTTCTGGAGACGCGTAATCAAATTCACGCTTCAACTCATCAACTTTTAAAGTGACGTTCGCATTTAGTGGTGTG